AGCACCTTCATTATAAGTCCACTGAGAAGCAGAAGCAGGGGATCCCGTTTCTTTTGGTGATATATAGGCTGTAAATGCTGGTACTTGACCAATAGCATAGTTAATACCTTTCATCTTTAGCAACCTCTTATTCGGGTCGTTCTTAGATGTGACCTTGACAAGTATCGCTTGTTCAGTACCTTTATCGTTATCCCAGTACCGCAACGTGTTAAGTCCGGTGAAATCCTCTTCTAAGAACGCCCCCTCGTAGTTTGAAAAAGGCAGTATGTTCTTCCGTTCACCGTATTCCTGTTCGACATGGAAACCCTTATATGCAGGCTGAACCTCAAGTCGTGCCGGTGTGTTTATAAAGCGGATGATGTCGCCCGTAGAATATGCCGTGAGTGCTACAACCGCATTATAGTCGATGATGGTTGATTGGTATACACCATCATGGTCGTAAACTTCAACATCATAAACATCTTTCTTATGATCTATCCTTTCGATGTGCCATGAGTCAGCGTATTGGAACAGTCTCGCATTGAATGAGGCAAGTATCTCGTTAAGCACATCATAGCAACTCCACGTTGTCCAGGAAGTACCATCTCTGAAAGCACGGTAGTCAATAAATAGTTTTTCGAGTAACCGACTTGTAACCACTCCGTCTGCATTTGTTGTAGCGGATAGACCTAATGCAACCTTTATAGTCATCTCATTGGGTAGCCCTATCTGCTTTAGGCAGTTGGCAATTATCGTTATGACGTTCTGCCGGAATGTTCCCGGCGTAACGGGGTAGTCAACATTCTTTAAGAGCGCAATGCCATCGGTAGCCGTGACGGTCGTAACGTAAGGCGGCGGCAGGAAAGGCTCTGAGTAAAAGTCTGGGTTTATCCACCCGTTCCACAATGGATCTATACCGCGATAAACCGATACGCGGTAGGTCTTTGCTGGTTCGGTAAATAGCGGAAGGTATTGAAGCGATGTCGTAGATACGAGTTCAAGCACGCACTCAGTTGCCTTGACATGGGAGAACTTTGAGTCGCCCTCCCCAAGCATACGAAGCATACACGGGTTTGCGCCGCCTATAATTTCAGTCATAGCGCCCGTGTAACCGCTTTTGATAATGTCAACGGTTATCGTGTTCTCATTTGCGTCGTCAAATTGCAGCCTATATACTTCGCCAGCCATTACTTATACCTCGCGTTTTTGGTTGCCTGTTTCTGTTGGATGAGATAAATGTCCTCTCCCCTTATGATAGTATCAAGAACAACGACCTGTCCCCCACCCATTATGCTATCAAGTTTATGCGGAGGTATGACAGCCTCACCGGATGAAAGCATGGCAGGATATGTGTCTCCTGGGAAACCCATCGGTACAATACCACCCTGTGCCATTGCTACTGCCGGAACGGTAGCCATAAATGCCGCTATCGTTGCCATAGCGAGTGCAGCACCAGTTATAGGCGCTGCTGGGCCACCTGCCGCTGCTCCAGAAGCGAAAGCACTCGCAGCAGACTCAGCCATATAAGCAGCGATAATTTGAAAAGCAGACTGAATTATGGATGCAACCATACCAATAAGCGCCTCTTCGAGTGTAAGTTCACCCTTTACTAAAGCACCGACCATTTGGCCCATAGCACTTCCGACTGCTGATCCGAGTTGCTCAAATAACATTATGGTATTTTGAGTCATCTCCTCGGCAGTTTTTTCCATTTCGGCTAAAGCATCAATCCAAGTGGTTCTGAATGAAAGGTCTAACTCCTTGTTAGTTTCAAGTATATACTGCCCCCCGGTCATGTATTGTTGGCCTACCCATAGCATAAGGTCGCCAATTTGTTTCATACGCTCAACATCATCCGGTGAAGCAAATGAACCAAAGGCATTTGCAGCTTTCACATCAGACCATGTTTTCGCACTGATATTATCAGTTATGACCTTCATTGAGTCCTGGTCTGCCTTACGCGCATCCTTGCGGGCTTTCTCAAGGTCTTTGGTAACGTCAACTTCCCCCTTGAGTTTCTTTATCTTTTCCTGAAGCAGCCTTATCTGCTCGTTGTAGTCGTTGATGACCTGAAGATTGGCGATATTTTCATTGTCGCGCTTTTCGATGAGTGCTTTTAGTTCTTCCTCAAGCGTTGCAATGGTTGTTACGGTAGCCGACTCCTTTTGCTGTCTCAGTGCTTCAATACGTTTTGTGTACGCATCGTAGGCATCTGCATTATCATACACCTCTTCCCTTTCGCGGATGAGTTGCAGTATGAGTAGTTCTGTCGCTTTTGTGTAGGCTTCCTTAACGGGCATACCGCTATTAGCAAGAGACATGGTCATTTCTTCTATCTCCTGCTTATCACCCTTTAAAGCCTGTTCAAGACCCCACATACGGGCTTCCATTTCCGCTTCCGCCCTTGAAGCCTCATTTGCACCCGTAACGAACTTTTTTAAACCGTTTATGACACCAGCGAGAGGTGATCTGACTATTAAAGCCCAATTCTTCACAAAGCCCTCTAAAGACGAATCCTTTAAAGTATAATTGAGTCTGTCAATATAAAATGCTAACTTATCAAACCAATCTATTAGACCAGTATCAATGATAAGCGCACCAATAGTCATTTTAAAGTTATCGAATGAAGCACCTAATCGCTGCATCTTTTGGGCAGACGTAAGTGTAACCTCACCCATCTTGCCCATTTCATCGTCAATGATCTCACCCATAATACGGGCAATATCAGCAACGGAAGCCGTTTCAACACCAACGCCGCGCAATTTCTCACGAAGACGGACGGCAGAAATACCTAAGTTGTCGAGGATGAGTGGTGATTTACGGCCAATACCAAGAATGATACTTTCTACAAGGTAATCAACACTTTCACCTGTCTGCGCGGCACGCTTAGCGGCGAACTCGAATAAGGTTGGGAGTTGCTGTAACGGGATCTGAAAGTTGTTAGCGCGTACAGTCTGCCTCATCAACTCAAGGTTATTAACCGTACCGCGAGTTGCCTGTTGCAATTTTCTAAGGTAGTCAGCATTAGCAAGTCTATCAAACGCTTCTGTGACACCCTCCATTGTCGCGGCAAGTTTAACCGACTCAGCGGCGAAATCAGTTATGGCACTAACGCTGAACGCAGCAGCCATAATCTGACCCATGCCTGATATGTTCTTACCAAACCCTTGAAGTGCAGATGTGGCTTGACGTATGGCAGCCTCAAGTCCTTTGCTGTCACCAGAGATAGGAACGTGAACACCAACTCCTGAACCGCCCCTTCCTGGCCTTGTAGCTCCTACATAACTTGCTGGCATCTTATTTAATATTTACTGACAACCCGTCTAACATTGTAATCAATTATCCTAACACACTTGTCCTTGACAAGTTTAAATGCGTTGTTGGCATAGAAAGCCCCCTTAACCCAAGTACCATTTCTTGCCTTATGCCCGAACTCATAAAAGTGCTGATACCATGCATTATATGGTCTACCGTATTTCTTCCATGTCGCACCTACCCAAACCATAGTAGTGCCATCCTTATTCTTTCTCTGCAATACGGCCTTTGTGACCTGCAAAGCTTTCCTTAGTACGCCGCGCTCTTTCTGTTTCAGCGTGAATTTACGCTTCCCTTTACCATATGTTCGTTCAACGGTAATAGTTTTCCTTCCACTTGATTTGACTCCTGCGAGCATAGCTTGGCGAAGTAGTTGACCGGCGCTCATCACCCCGTTCTTAATGGCTGTAAACTTCACCTCCTTACTCATCTTATTCAACGCCTTCGCTGTTTCATCAACACCATGAATGCCAAGATTAGCCTGTACGAGCGTACCGCCTTTCGTGGTATGTGCCGCCTGTGCTAATCTGTTCCTGTTTGCCATCGCTATGCGTTAAAAAAGTTACCTTCCTTGTCAACGTACCGCCCCATCTTGCGGGCGAGGTATGCCATCGTATCATCGTCTAACAGATCGCTTCCGTCTTCTACCTTCTCCCAGGAGAACTTCACAAGGTCTGTCACCGAGTGCAGGTTCTTCTTCGTGTCGTGCGGCTTCAGGAAAACATACGCCATCCACCTTGCCCGTTCCCATTCGCCACGCATCTTCGCCTCCTCTACTTCAAAAAAACCCTGCTGCGCCATTGTCCACTCTCTGAGTGACATATTATAGAACGTAGCAGGGTCTAATCCCATCTGTCCGATGGCTAATGCTAAGAGGCTGTCACGGGTTACTTTTTTTTTGACTCCCCTTTCGCTAAACGCTGCATCTTATCGGTCACTACCGTCGCACTCTGGCGAAATATCTCATCAAGTTTCTCACCATCCTCACGTCTCATATTGGCTACTTGTACTGTCAGTTCAGCATAGGACATATCGAAAGGCTTGCCCTGGTGGAAGTTACCATGACGTGCGGCATGAAATATCATTTTAGACGTAAGTTCCCCCGCCGGTATCTTCGGTATGAGTTCCATATCCCAGCCATATTCGTCGTAAAATGACATCCACGCCTCCATGTTGAAAAAGAACGCTTGCTTCCGCCAGTACGGGAAGACCCCGAAACGCTTTGCCTTTATAGGCAGGATTATGAAATGAGGTACGTTCATTATGTCAAAGTTACGTTATACAGTTGGCTTGTGCCTTTGAGGTTTACAGTAAACGATGCAGCCTCATTCTGAGCGGCGTTCATCGAAATGGAAACTACATAGGCCGTACCGTGCCAGTAAGTGTCGCCACTCACGTTTGTCTTGAACTTAACATGAACGGAAGTGCCAGCAAACAGGTAGTCGGCCAGGTTGTCCACGTTATGAGTCCCATCTAACTGCATCAGATGGTCACATGAAATATCCCAATGCTTTACGGTTGGTCTGAACTCACCCCACAATGCGGAGTCTTTGCTTGTAACATCCATCTCATCCACGTTGATGTTCAGTGTGTGAGACTTGCCAAGAGCAATCAGGCGGTCATTAATATAAACACCAAGCAGCGATCCGTTAAATACTCCAGTTGTTGCCATCGTTATGTCCTCGTTGCGTTAGTTAATGTGCTTGTTCCTTTGAAGTTCACCGTGAATGAGGCAGGTTCGTTCTGTGCGGCGTTCATGCTGATGCTCACCACATAGGCTGTACCGTACCAGTAATTGTCGCTATGCGTAGAACCGCCGGAATGTTTAGTAGAGAACTTCAGTGCCACGCTCGTTCCTGCTATCAGTTTATCGGTTAGTGCATCCACGTTGTTTGTTCCGTCAAGTTTCATCAGGTGGTCGCAACTCACATCCCAGTGTTTCACAGTAGGACGAAATTCGCCCCATAGTGCGGAGTCCTTCGATGTTACGTCCATCTCATCCACATTGGCGTTCAGCGTGCAGCTTTTACCAAGAGCGATAAGGACACCATCAAAATAGACCCCAATGTTCGATCCATTGAATACTCCAGTTGTAGGCATTATTTTGTCCCTTTCTTACTTTTAGTTGTAATTTCTTGCGGTTGTTCCTCAACCTTTGGCTGCAACACCTCCGCAATATCTATCGCAGGTTCATCTACCCTCCTGCAAACCCCTTCACGCAGAGGCCGTCTGGCATCCCATAGTTCAACGGTCTCTCCCGCTTTGAACTTATGCCCGTATTCGTTTGTCCACTCTCTTAAAAAAGTAACTATCATGGTATCCTGATAATGGTGAATGTCAATGTTCTCGTAAAAATCGCTATGCCCTGCGGTGAACTGGAATATATCTCATCGGTATCGTAACCGGGTTCTTGCAATTCATATACGATCTCACTTATTTTTTCGCTGTCAACAGTACCCGTATAACCATCGAGTGCTGTTCTGACATACCCCGCAAGCGTTTCACAAACGGAATGCTTTGTAGTCACTACCTGGACGGTACAATCCGCCTCATCCCAAACCGTCACGTCGTCCTTTGTGGTAAGCGCCCGTATGTCTCCTATCTCGTACACTATCAAAGGCATATCGGCATCCATTGGCGCGATGGCAGGGTATATCCGCGTAGAGACAGAACCGCTAACATTTGCGTCAGCAGCCAGTAAAGTGTATATTGCGGTAGATAGTGCCATTATGTTATAACGTATGAATAAAACCAATAAGTGCCGTTGGATGTTACCAACAGGTAGCGCATCAGGGATGCAATGTAAACCTCACAAATATACCCCTGCCCTGCTTCGGCTGGTGTGAGACCTATATCGCTCGTCAG